CCAAGTGGGTTCAAGGACAAAATAGCATGAATAGAGAAGACATCATCCGCATGGCGCGGGAGGCGGAAATTCCCGGATCGTGGGACTTAAATTGGTTTGATCCATATCTTGAACGCTTTGCCACCCTTGTCGCCGCGCATGAGCGCCAGTGGGTTGGGCTGACGGATGAGGAGATTGACAACGCCGCAGAGCAGTCAGATAACTACGCGGCATTTCATGGCGGGGTTCGCTTTGCGGAAACCAAACTCAAGGAGAAGAACACATGATTAATGCCCACAAGCTCCTTGTTTCTTTGATTGAACGCAAAGACGCAAGCGGAAATTCAAAATTTATTTACCTTGCTGACACTATTGCAGAAGAAGTTGCAATTATTGAAGAAGCAATCAAGTATTCACAGGAGTGGGTCGGTCTGACGGATGATGAGATTAAAGAAATCATAGGACCGTGGGGGGATACGCCAATCAAAGGCTACACCCGCAAACTGTTTGACCAGATTGAGAACAAATTAAAGGAGAAGAACACATGAAGCGTGAACTATATGACTTCACAACCCCTCCTGATTCAAAGGGGGCACACGCTAGTTTGTACTATTTCCCGCACAATAAGCAAAGCGGTATCGGCCTTCAGTCTCGCGCACCGGCATATAACGAACCGCCGTGCATGGTGGCTAACTACGACAAAGAAGGCAACCTGCTGTACACGCGGTTCATTTTTAAAGACGGGACATGGAGAGATGACTAAGTACGGAATCCTTGACGACGAAGGCAACGTGATCCGGTGGGTCTGGCATATGCCGCCATATGCCCACATCGTGCAGAAAATCAAACGCCAGCGCAAACCAAAGTTGGACTTGTCCAACGTACCAGAGGCTTTAATATGAAATACACAATGATTAACTTGAAATGGGATACGCTAAAAGAAGAGGGTGTGGTGTCTACCAAACCAGAATTTGATGGTGCGTATCGGATACTGCAACTAGATGTGCTGCAAGACTGGATACACGATTTACAAAAACTTTACGACAGCATCCATCAAGAGGAATACCCAAATGACACACCCAATACTTGACTACTTAAAAGAACACGGCGAGTTGCCGGCAGCAAAAATCTTTATACCCGACATGACTTTGGGTGCAATTAAAAACGCATTGCGAAAGTTTTATTTTGACGGCGTGCTGTTGCGCAGAGAAATTGTTATGGACGGGACTAAAGCAAAGATGTATATGGCGTATAGCCTGTCAGGCGAAGCCCCAAGACCTAGAAAAAGACCCCAAACTAATGAAGAAAGATTAAGAAACGCCGCGCTCAAGAACGAGCCTGACTACGCCTACCATTTACGCAACTTACCGAGGCACCAAGAATGCGAATCGATCTGCTCTTAAACTGGCTGGCCTTTCTTGCGGTGCTATACGTAGCCTGCCTGTGTGCCTACGCCATTGTTGTTTTTAACTGACAGGAGACGCTAAATGCTGGTCAACGGACAATTTGTCAAAGACTGGGACAAGTCCCAGATGTGTACGGGGTACTATCGTAAACAGCAACCCAAGTGGATTTCGTGGGACATGGAGCGCCTGCAAGATTCGCTGGTTTGGGGTAAGCGCCTGCGCCCTACCCTGCTAGATCGCATCAAATACATAGGCTTTACTCGCTAACATGCAGATCATTGAAAACAAAGCGCTTCTTTTCAGGACGCGCAACCCCGACAAGTACTCGATCATCCCCAAGCATAAGGTCTTGGAAGCAGATGATGACGGCATACATGAGGTGGCCGTCTACTGGGGGTTAGATGAAGCGAGGGTTCTACACAACCTTGGCGTGAAGAATGTGCCCTCGCCAATCACCAAGCGGTACAGTTGGCCGGGACGCTACAGGCCCATGCAGCATCAAATAGATACTGCCGCTTTTCTGACAATGCACAGGCGGGCGTTTTGTTTCAATGATCCCGGCACAGGCAAGACAATGTCGGCGCTGTGGGCTGCGGACTACCTGATCGAGAAGGGTTATGTGCGTCGGGTTCTGGTGTTGTGCCCGCTCTCGATCATGCAGTCGGCGTGGATGCAGGACTTGAACAACGCCATCATGCACAGGAGCGCTGTTGTTGCGCATCACACACAGTCTTCACGTCGGATCGAAATGATTCAGCAGGACTACACGTTCGTCATCACCAATTACGATGGGCTAGCGCTGGTATCCCAAGAGATCATTAGTGATGGGCGCTTCGATCTGATTATTGTTGACGAGGCGAACTGCTACAAAAACGCCACGACCAACCGTTGGAAGGCGCTCGCCTCGATCATTAAGCCGGAGACCTACCTGTGGATGATGACGGGTACGCCTGCGTCGCAGTCCCCTGTGGACGCTTATGGTCTGGCTAAGCTAGTAAACCCGAGCGGCATCCCGAAGTACTTGTCGGCGTGGCGCGACATGACGATGCACAAGATTACGCAGTTCAAGTGGGCACCCAAACCCAACGCCGCCGAGCTAGTGTTTGACGCACTACAACCCGCGATTAGGTTTACGAAAGGCCAGTGTTTAGATCTGCCGCCCGTGATCACGGTCACCCGCGATGTACCAATGACGCCACAGCAGAGCAAGTACTACCGGCTACTCAAAGAACAGATGATGGTCAAGGCGGCTGGGGAGACGATCAGCGCAGTCAACGCGGGCGTAGCCGTGAGCAAGCTCCTCCAGATTAGTTGTGGCGCGGCATACACAGATGACAAAGAAGTGGTCGAGTTTGACGCCAGCCCGAGGCTAGCGGTGCTGGAAGAAGTCTTGCAAGAAACCAAACGCAAGGTGCTGATCTTTGCCATGTTCCGCTCTAGCATCGACGCGGTGGCCACTTACCTGAACAAAAAGGGTTACCCCACCGAGCAGATCCAAGGCGATGTCAGCCCAGCCAAGCGTACCCGGATCATTCACGACTTCCAGACCACAGACAATCTGCGAGTGCTGGTACTACAGCCTGCGGCTGCGGCTCATGGGCTAACGCTGACTGCTGCGGACACGGTGATCTTCTATGGCCCGCTGATGTCGGTTGAGATGTACACGCAGTGTATTGCCCGCGCAGATCGTAAGGGGCAGGACTCGGACAAGGTGACGGTTGTACATCTTCAGAGCAGCCACATCGAGCGCGAGATGTTCAAGGCGATGAACAGCAAAGTGAGTGAGCACGCGCTGCTGGTGAACCTGTTCAACGAGGAGATCAAAAACTAAAAAACCACTTGCGTTGTCAAACGGATCGTGTAGAATGTCAAACACTAGACAAACTTAGGAGTATGAAGTGAGCGAAGACACCATTCAGATGGACAAACTCGTCCGTGTTTATCGTAAGATGTCAACCCGCATTCAGGAGTTGACCGCAGAGTATGAGAACGCTGTTGAGCCGATCAAGGCCCAGCAGGAGCAAGTTAAACTGGCGATCAAGGATCAAATGCTGGCGCTTGGGCTGGCATCCGTTCGCACTGTAGAAGGTACTGTGGTGCTGTCCCAAAAGACACGCTACTCTACGCAGGACTGGGACTCATTCAAGAAGTTCGTTATCGAGCACGAAGCTGTGGATCTGTTGGAGAAGCGTGTAGCGCAGACCAACATGGCGCAGTTTCTGGAAGAGAACCCCGGTCTTGTTCCCCCCGGGCTGAACTCCATGTCGGAGTACGGCATCACTGTCAAAAAGCCAACCTCTAAATAAGGCACTTTTCAATAATGTCCAACGTAGCTATTTTCAATCCAGCGCAAGCCCCTGCACATGTCCGCGCGCGGACAGAACTCTCGTCAATGGCCAAAGCCCTCAGCGGTGGCGGCAGTAGCGGCGGTAAGCGAATCAGTATTGCAGGCGGTGTGTTCCGTCTGTATCACGGCGGCAAAGAGATTGCGGCAATCGAGGATCGGTTCCTTGATGTGGTGATCGTTAACGCAGCTACCCACATTGGCCGGGTCTGGTACGCGAAGTCCTATGATGGCGAAGCAACTTCGCCTGATTGCTGGTCTGCCGACGGGTCAACGCCCAGTGCTGATTCATCAAACAAGCAGTCGGACTCTTGCGCAACCTGCCCTAAGAACATCGCTGGGTCGGGTCAAGGTAACTCGCGTGCTTGCCGCTACCAGCAGCGCTTGGCTGTTGTGCTACCGGGCGATGTCGGCGGGGATGTTCTGGCGCTTCAAGTACCGGCCACCTCGATCTGGGACAAAGACGCTAAAGGCGACGACCGTCCGTTGCAGGCATACGCTCGGTATCTGGGTGCTCAGAAGATTGAGCCAAGTGATGTGGTCACACGCATCAAGTTTGATACAAAGAGCCAGTCGCCCAAGATGTTCTTCAAGGCGATGTCGTGGGTAGATGCCGACGATCTTCCAACTATTGAGATGCAGAACAAGTCTGATGAAGCGCTTAAGGCGATCACGATGTCGTTCTCCAAGAACGAAGCTGCTGCTCCAGCACCATTGGCACTCGGCGCGCGTCCTGACCGCAAGTTAGAAGCCAAAGCGGAAGCTAAAGCAGAAGCCAAGTCAGCACAACTCGAAGCGTTGGTGGCAGACGATGAGCCGTCTGAAGAGCCGGTCGTGCGTAAGGAAGAGAAGAAGGCTAGTGCTGTGCCTGCGAAGAAGAGTAATCTTCTCGCTATGGTCGATGACTGGGAATAACTCTTAAAGGGGCTGGGGGCTTCGTGCCCCCGCTAACTATGTCTTACACACAGAAAACAATTGAGATCGTGGCCGAGGCACCTAAGACACTGGGTAACCAGCTTGGGCGTTGGGCGGTCTATCGGGACTTCTCGGTCCTGCGCATATCTAAGATCACGGGCGCTACGCGCCAGTCCGTCTACAACTGGTTCTCGGGCAGGGAGGTCTTCCCTGCTTATCGACCGATCATCGAGGCGCTCATTCAGATCCTGCGGGCTAATTCCGACCCCGAGATTGCATACCAAGAAGCGTGCAAAAAGTTCAATATCAACCCGTAACTTGGGGCGTTTATGGTGCCGTTGCGTTTTTTGACGCAGGTTCTGCCGCCTCCCGGCAACGGGTATTACTGTGCCGCAGAACTATCGCGTAAGAAAGAGCATGTCTTTGGTGAAAGTATCGAAGACCTGCAAGCTAAGATCGACGAATGGAACGAAAGGAAGTATGACGTTTACTTTGCGCTAGCCACATTCAAGGAAAGACGCAGCCGAGAGGCAGTCAATGCGCAGACCATCAAGTCGTTCTTCATGGACATGGATGGGTACGAAACCAAGAAAGCCGCAGCACTAGCGCTTAATGAGTTCCTTGAGAAAACAGGTCTCTCCCAATTTGGGATGCCGTGGATTGTCAGTTCTGGCGGGGGCATCCACGCCTATTGGCCGTTCACCGAGACTGTCAACGTAAGCATTTGGAAGCCGGCTGCTGAGAATTTCAAGCGCCTCTGTAAACAAGAAGGGCTGCACATAGACTGGACGGTGCCTGCGGATGCTGCGCGGGTACTGCGTGTTCCGGGAACGTGGAACCACAAGAAGAAATACCCAGAACCCCGCGAGGTCAAAATACTGGCGGAAGGGGATATGTTTGTCTTTGAGGAATTCTTAGGTCAGATTCTCTCAAAGCTTGTTGTCCCTATGTTCGAGCCGGCTGCGCCACTTAAGCTACCGGGGACACGCCCAACCAAGTCTGCCGCGCAACTAAAGCTTGTGGCCAACACAGCGACCGTGTTCAGGTTAGTCGAAGAGAAGTCAGGTTGCGGACAGATCAAGTACTACCGTGAGCACGCCTCCCAAGATGGGATGGAGCCTATATGGCGTGGGCTGTTGTCATGGGCCAAGGTCTGCACGGATGCTGAGGAGGCTGCGTCTGACTTAACTGCGCTGCATCCGTACACTAGCGAGCGAATGTCCGCAAAACTTGCGGAGATTAAGGGGCCTTATCCCTGCATCAAGATGGACAGCGAGAACCCCGGCGTGTGTACATCGTGTGTACACTGGGGTCAGATAACTAACCCGCTTAAGTTTGGCCGCGAGGTTCAGACGGATAACACCACGAAAGAAATCACAATCAACGCAACGGATGAAGATGCGGAAGAGGCGCTCTTCGGGATAGATGCGGAAGATGATGACGACGATATGGTCAAGCCGGCGCCGATCACGGTCACTCGCCCAGAGCCACCGCACAACTTTAGCTACGGGATCAATGGCGGGGTGTACTGCCAGAAGGAAGAGAAGGACGAAGAAGGTAAGAAGATGACGGTGCAGAAACAGATTCTGCCCTACGACTTGTTTGTGATCGACATCCTGAAGTACCAGCACGATCACCTAGTTCACATGGTAGCGGTGCGCCCGGACGGTCCGGTGCTGATCAACATGCCGCAGAAAGCGGCAGTAAGTAAAGACGAGACTGTTAAATGGCTGGCAAACCAGAACATCATCTCATCGTACGGACAGGGCAGTGACATCAACCTGTTCAACTATGTGCGGGCGTGCGTCGAGCAGGCGTCACTCAACAAGAAGGTAGTTACTGTACCGCTACAGGCGGGCTGGCAAGACAACGGGTCGTTTGTTTATAACGGTAGGATCTTTAATAAGGATGGCACGGTCACCACGGTGCCCATGCCGGGGCTGGAGAACATCACTCGGATCACGCAGGCCAAAGGCACGCTGGAGGACTGGCGCAAGGTCTGGAACCTGTTTATTGAGCGCAAGATGTACACGCTCTTAGCCGTTGCGCTTGATTCGTTTGGGTGCCCGCTGATGCACTTTACCGAGTACGAAGGGTTTGTGTGGCACATCGGAGCCAACAAGTCTGGTACAGGTAAGTCACTAACGCTAAGCGCCAAGGCCGGAGTCTGGGGTCACCCAGTGCACTACCGCACAGGGAAGGGTACATCGCCTGTGGCGATGCAGAACCGCGCAGGCAACTTAAACAGCATGCCCCTGCTAGTGGACGAGATCACCGGCCAGCACCGCAAAGATATGGAGTGGGCGCCGGGGTTCATCTTCGACATGTCCGAGGGCAAGGGTAAAGAGCGCA